GTGGAGACGACGGTGTAGAAACCGGCGTTGCTTTAATGGAATTTCTTAAAGCAGCATTCCCACCTGATGATGGTTATCCGGTATATTTCTCTAAAACAATTCCCGGTAACACAGCTACAAATAACAGCGATAGCGGTGAAATAGATCCTGATAATATCGATTGGGATATAGGTGGTACGAAGCTATTTTTCTCCTCTCCAGCTAATTTCAAAGCTATTGATTGTATCAAATACATTCTATCACGTCATGTATCAAATAAAGATAGTGACTTTGATAAATGCTTTTTACATCTTGAGAGATATCCTAGACAATTTGCATTAAAAAGCATTAAACAATACTTTGATCAAGCTTATAATCCTGATAGAAACACGGTGGGATCATTATACGTTGAAACAGTTAAAATAGGTGGATACACCGGTGAAGATGGTCGATCCGCACCTGAAGCGTATTTTGTACCTGCGGGAGGAATATATTTTGAACGATTCGGTACTGTAAAAAGTTTTTCTTTTGATAATATGGCAGGTCTTTATTCTCAACAAAAAATTGTACCCCATATTGTTCATAGTTATGATTATGAAAATAAACAATTTAATATGGATGTGGAGAGAAACAGTGTAGAGCAATCCATGCAAATGTATCAAAAAAATTACGTCAATAAAATGAACAGCGGAGACGGTACACCTGCCTACCCGAATTTTGCACCTGGTCAGTTTCGCTATACAAATAAAAACGTACAAAACGTGTTTTCTCTTTCACAACAAGACCCTGATCAAAGATTAAACTTAGGTAGAAATGATTTTCTCTATAATAGTGTATTTTTGAATAACTTAATTACCTTTCGCTTACCCGGTTTAACACATCGTCAAGCAGGGTGCTTTATAGGGATTGATAGAGATGGTGCGATACCATCAAGTAAGTTCGATAATAAATTATTAGGTATATATATGATTGTTGAAATACGACATATATTTGAAGGTAATGAATATTATACAGATGTTCATTGTGTTAAGACCTACAACTTTAAACAACTAGATGATACTTTTAATGATGCTGAGTTGAAAGGACTCGTTTCTAACGGATACTAATAATGAGACAGCCTAACACAAACGAAATTACAGTAGCGCCTAATATTACAGATTTAGACGCCACAAATTCTTTTGAATTATTGGCTAACGATACAACCCTAAGACAAGCTCTTCCACCTGAAACGATTTCAGATAGTGAAATTTCTGCAGCGATTGATTACAGAAACACCTTTAAACAAGGTGATGTGATTACAGCACTAAACGTATTTTTTTCAAATATAAATAGTGTATATTTTAAGCAAGCAGATTTTTCAATTGAAAATATTTTATACTGGTACCAGAAATTAAAAAATTCAAATAAAGAAATAATAAGTTACAGCTCTCAGGTATCATATTATGGTGACAACATCTTAAACAACCAACTACCGAGTATATCACGGTTTTCTTCTAACACTTATAACAATGGCTCGTTTAGCTATGATAATTACTTTGATAATGTTAGTGACAGTATAGGTATAATAGCAAATTCAAAATACTTACAGCTTGATTCAACATTACCTCTATTTGATATTAATCAAGAGTATTATGGTGTACCAGTACCATATTCCGCATCTCTTGAAAATAAAATAAGCGCAAATACTAGAAACGTTATGTATGACCTGAGTCAAAAAACAACAACATACATGAGACATAACCTAATGGGAGTAGGATACACGAATTTAACATTGCAGCAAAATTTAGCAGCAGACGCATCAACATCTCATGGGTTAAATTTAATTAATGATCTACCAACTTTTGTAACTATAAACGAATCGCTAGGTATGCTAAAAGATAAACTTGCATCTATATTTGCAGAAGCGAAGATTTTCGGATTTATACAGTATGTAAGTAATATTGCAAACCAAACAGCAATGAACCTAAGAGACATCTTCCCTATAGCTAGTGATGATAAGGATTTCGTGGTAATAACATCAGAAGAACGTGCAAACGCATCTCAAGCAATTCGCGACCAAGAAGTAAATGATGCTTTAGCAGAGCAAACATTATATGCTCAGCAGCAGAATTTTGAATTAGCTAACAATAATACAACCGGTAATCTACAACCTCTAAATACCGGATCATCATCTGACACCCCTCTTGATGCTACAAGCACAACACCACCAGATGGCGCTATTGTACCAGGAACCGGTGGTAGTAAGTTTATAAATGGTAAATTAATAGGTGATGGTACAGGTGGTGTACCAGATGAGAATGAATTAGGAAGTGCTGTTACACTTGAAGGTAAATTAAGAGTTGATACAGATGGTGCTCCTGGTAACCCATATAATGACCCAGACTGGCAGCCTGAAACAAGTCTACGGTTAAACGGAACACCTGTTGACGCGAGCAAAGTACCGTACGTAGTTGTATCACCTGACGCGCAAAAAGCTCACGGTATAAAAACCGGTGATTGGGCATTGGTAACAAACCAGAGTAACAAGCAACAGATCTGGGCCCGTGTAGCAGATGTCGGACCACGTGGAGCATCAGCTGGTGAAATGTCAGCTGCAGCTGCAACCGCTCTCGGCGTACGTGTAGGAAATAAGGGATATCCGAGCTCCGAACCAAAGATGTCTGTATCATATTTCCCTAATTCACGATCTGTCGCAGGACGCTCATCAACTTCTCAGCAATACGTAGCGGGGTCAGCAACACCGCCTTCACCTGGGTCAGCATAATGTATATATATGGCTACTAATTCATTTACTACTGGTACATTTTCTTCCATTTATAATAGTGTTATAAATGAGCCTGGTATTACACCTAATCCCGGAAAAGTATTGACTCCCGCGGCACAAGCATATGCAGTAGATCCTAACCGATATATACCACCTACCGGTGGTACACAGGCCTTGCAGCTAAAGAGTGAAGGTCAGTACAGTAATAAGCAATTCGTTGCACCGTTTAAATATGAAATTAATGTTGAAGGTACATGGGTGACAGTCGATGCTCTCGGCAAAAAAATAATTACAGAAACAGAAAACCAATATAAAGCTATAGCCTCATTATCTGCAATTAAATTTGATATCAAGATAATAGATCAAGCCAGGTTAAGCGGTGGTCAACGAGCAGCAAGATCACCAGCTATTACACAGAATACTGTAGAAGCAGGAAACGCAACCTTCAACTCTGCTGCACAATTATTTAACACGGGTTCAAGCTCTGTTGTCAGTACAATGGGTCAGAGATTCACAGAATATGGTAGCTTATTACAATCAAACACCAGTCAGATTTTCGGTAATTTAACATCAACAGCCGCTGGTTCCTTGAATAATATTTTACCTACTAGTCAAATTAATCAATCAATTGCAAAGATACCGGGTATCAATGTCGTTACTAATGCACTAGGTAACCTTCCTGGCGGTACTAACCTCACTAGTGCCTTAAGCAACCCCCTCGGTGCAGTTCAGAGTGTTGTTGGTACCGCGGCACAAGGTCTAAACCTACAGGCAGCGCTACCATCAGTTGATCTAGGGTCTCTTACATCTGTCTTTAGTACAGCTACAGATGTATTCCATAACGGCCCACCAACGAGTCTTCAAGGAGCAATTGCACTTGAAAAGCAAGTTAAAGCTATAATATGTAACTTCCAATTACCTAAAATAACAATGCCTAGCTGGGACAGTCTAACAGAAATTGAATTTCCAAGCCTTGAAGATATTGCTAAACAGGTGAAGAAGGAATTAGAGGATACTCTATCTAATATACAACAGCAGCTCGGTAGTATTACCGAACAGCTTAAAGAGATGATTCCTGATCCGGAAGAAATTTACAAAGAAATTGTTAAAGAACTCACAACTTGTGATAAAAATCCAAATGCTGAGACGAATTCTAAATCTGGTAAATCTAGCAATTAATCTACACGCTCACTTTTTACAACTTCTGCCTCAATAGGTGTAGCTTTATCAGCAAGCATTTTAAAAATCTCTTCTCTGGTGGCGAGTAAACGCTGTGTGTTGTCTGATTGCTGTAACTCTCTCTTCGAAGAAATATCCATTTCCTTAAGTTTAATTGATGTATCAGATCGCTTATTAGCTACCGCAAGGTGATTGAGAGTATCAATTGCAGATGACGCAGCCTTAATTAAACCCGCGAGCGACTCAACATCCTCCGCATTCGGTGCCGAGATGATAAAATCCTTTACAGTTGCAACCATATCAAGAGCGTCCTGTACAAGCTCTCCACCTTTCTCTATAGTAAATTTTTCAAGATCTTCCTTTTTGAGAGGGTCTCTGACTTCTCTAATTGTTTCTGCTTTCGTACTAAATGTTTGAAGCTGATCTAATAATGTGCCTACTTCGCTGTTTAACTCATCGTTCATATTGTATAATATACTTATACGATGTTGATTTTAAATAAAGGTGTGGTATTATAGTGATATATGTCTATCGATCCAAATATTCAATACCTACCGATTTTAAAGTTTGAGAAATCACATGAGCTTGCAAAGCTACCGACAAAAAACCACGAATCTGATACAGGGTATGATGTATATAGCGTAGAGGATAGGATAGTACCAGCGCGTGGAAGTGCTATTGTTAATGTCGGACTAAAGTTTGCATATATCCCTGAAGGGTATTGGGTTAAGGTGGAGAGTAGGAGCGGGTTGGGATTTAGATACGGTGTTACAGCGCACCCAGGCATAATCGACAACGCTTATAGAGGTGATGCAGGTATTAAGCTATATAACAACACAGACAATGATTATGAAGTTAAAGCAGGTGACCGTATCGCACAATTTGTAATTTATATGAATATACATATGCCAGTCGAATGGGGACAAGCACAAGTAACAGATCGTGGAGAAAAAGGCTTTGGCTCTTCAGGCAGATAATATGAAATATGATTTCCGAAATATTTGGTGTGAAAAATATAGAACACATACCCTTGAGGAATATGTGTGTACTCCTTTCATAAGAGAGACGCTTACTTCGTTTAAACAAAAAGGTGAGATACCGAATTTATTATTCGTTGGTGCTGCAGGTATTGGTAAAACATCTGCCGCAAAAATTATCGTCAATGATATTTTAAACTGCCAATACCTGTATATTAACGCTTCAGATGAAAACGGCATTGATACAATTCGGCATAAGGTAATCAACTTTGCTCAGACAATGAGCATTGACGGTAATATAAAAGTAATTGTTCTTGACGAGTGCGACGGGCTATCGATTGATGCTCAACGCGCTCTAAGAAACACTATGGAAGAATTTGCTGGTATTACACGTTTTATTCTTACAGCTAACTACAAGTATAAGATAATACCTGCTCTACAAAGCCGGTGTCAGAGTTTTGATCTAACACCTCCCCTTGATCTAGTCGTTAAACGATGTGCATATATTTTAAAGAGTGAGCAAATAACAGTCCCTGTAGATGAAAAAGTTAAACTTGTCGAGTTTATTAAAGAGACTTATCCTGATCTCCGTAAGTGTATTAACGAACTACAAAAACACTCAGCATCAGGTGAACTAAAGCTAGCTAGCACGAAGAACGATAAAGTGTTAGAGCTTATCTTTAAAGAAATAAAAAAGAAGAATATTGAAGCACTTAGAAAAGGTCTTATTGAAAGTGAACACACTTTTAACGCGGATTATGTCTCTCTTCTACGTAGTCTCTTTAATTACGTAGATGAAGAGGAAAAGAATACAGACTTAAAAAGATTGTACTTGCTTACAATTGCAGAGTACATCTATAGAAGTAGCTTTGTTGTTGATCAAGAAATCAACTGCTATGCTTGCTTAATACAACTATCCGAAATTAAGATTTAAGGTAAATAGTTAGCAGTGTATGAAGCTGGATCCTTACAGTTAGTAGCAGGTACAGCAGGTATTTTAACGTTAACGTTTTTCAGTGAACGGTCACCTGTACTTAGCTTACCGTCACCGATATCCGATCTACGTGTATTAGATGGTGAATAAAAAGGGACTTCTTCTGCTTCATCCTTTACAGATACCGGCTTAATATCGATTCTATCTTTACGCTTGTTTTTATCAGGTACTGGTTCAAGATTTGGTGTAGTGTCAATCTTATTTAAAATAAACGACGGTACAACTACACCTTTACCGAGTCTCCCGCCGCCTGTATCTTCGCTAACTTCTACATTATAATCAGGACCGACATTGTCTGGGTTACCAACTCCCATCACTGCAGGGTATTTGTTAATTACATTAGTAACACGGAGAGTATTGCCGCTATCAATGAGGTTTTTGACCGCGTCGAGAATAGCGTCTGATTGTGTTTTAAAAAATTCGTGCTTTAAAGCATCATCCTTGAATTTAACAATGTTACCAACAAGAAACCCACTGTGGTTTAATGCTGTTAGTGCACTCTCATATAATTTTAAAAAACGCTTCTTCATCTATTATTATTTATTGCTAGAGGGTCAATAAACCAATTATCGAAACCAAGAAAACTAATAAATATATACGTGGCAACCATTAAACTACCATCTCTTGTAGAGCAACCTAGTAAAACGAAAAATGGTTATCTTTATAGAGATTTACATCTTGATTTTACACCTGTATACGGCAAATCACCGTACGGTGCTTATACACAAAATAACGAACTCTTAAAGGAGCAAGAAATAGTGGATATCGTAGCTGACTATGATTTAGGAGCTATACGAAATTCACTATACAATATATTCACTACGATTCCTGGTCAAAAAATTTTAAACCCTTATTTCGGATTAAATTTAATGCAGTATGTATTTGAGGCTTGTGATGAGGATATAGCGAATTTAATCGGTAATCAAATTGTATCCGGTGTTACAACATACGAACCACGTGTAACGCTTGACAAAGTAAAGGTAACTGCAGAACCAGAAAATCAACAATACACTATCAATATTTTCTTTTCAGTACCAACACTTGGGAACACTAGCTTTAATCTCATAGGAATATTAAGTACTTCAGGCTTTAACTTCACTTAAAATATAACATGTCAACAAATAACAAATATAACGACTTTAATTTACCCATTGATGGGTATGCTGCATTCGATGCTTTAAGCTTAAAGAACCTTATAATAAAGCGTTTAAATTCTACAGGTGATTATACAGATCAACGCTTTGAAGGGAGCAATCTTTCATCGATAATCGATATTATTGCATATGCATATCACGTCTTGTTGTTCTATTTGAACAGAACAAGCGCTGAGAGTACATTTACAACTGTAGAGCTTTACGAAAACGTTAATAAAATTGTTAAACTTATTGGTTACAACCCTATCGGTGTACAGACCGCTATACTCCCATTTAAAGCATCGAGTAATGCCAATTTACTGCCAGATACATACACTATACCCCGTTATTCATACTTTAACGTAAATGGTAAAGTATACTCGTTTAATTCAGATATAACATTTACCAAGACGACGAGTGATACAGAAACACTCACAGATTTACAAGACAATAATTTACTCTACCAGGGATCGTATACTGAATACCCATCATACTTTGCAACAGGTGCTCCCTTTGAGACACTCATACTAACTGTAGTGGATCCAAACGGTAATAATATCACTATTGACCATTTTAATATCGATGTATATGTGAAGAGTAGCTTGCAGGGATCTAAGTGGGAAAAATGGCTTTCAACACAATCTCTATTTCTTGAAAAATCAAACGCAACAAAATATGAAATTAGATTAAATGAAAGTGGACGATATGAAATTAAGTTTGGCAATAACATTACCGGTAAGCAGCTCGATGTAAATTCAGAGGTCGCTGTTTATTATATACAGTCAAATGGCATAACAGGTGAAGTCGGGCCTAGTCTACTCGATGGAAGATCATTGTTCTTTTACAGTACTGCAAGATTCAATAGTATTAAAGCTGATACCATTTCACCGAATTTAAAACTAATAACCTCAACAGAGACTTCTAACATAACATTTAAAAATATTGATTCATCCACTAAATTCGTGGAACGCGAAAATGTTGAAAGCATTAAAGCTAATGCACCTAATACATTTAGGAGTCAGTTTCGTCTTATTACATCTGAGGACTTTATTAATTACATTAATAAAAATTACAGTAACATTATTGCCTCTACACAAGTTGTTAATAATTGGGATTATATATCAGGGCATTTAAAATATTATTTTGATCTCGGTGTCGCGAAACCAAATATTGAATCAAGAGTACTATTTAACCAAGTAAAATTTGCTGATTCAAGCAATTTCAATAATGTTTACGTATACGCGGTACCCAAACTCGTAAAGACATCTTCTGTCACAACAAGAACAAATTATCTGAATAATGCACAAAAGCAGCTCTTACTAAATGACCTACAGGATGTTAAGCTAACGACTGCAGAGCTTATTGTAAATGATCCCGTTTATGTAGAAGTAGATCTTGGAGTAAAATCACCTTCCGAGACTCTAACACCTAGCATAGGAGATGATACATTTTTGGTAATAAATCGATCAGTAACATCTAAAAAAGACACTACCCTGCTTAAACAACTAGTATCAGAAACGATTATAAATTATTTTGCAACTACGAAAGACAATCTCGGTCTACTTGTCAGTATAACAGACCTAACAAATCAAATATTAGCGATTGACGGTATAACAAACGTCACCACGCAGCGTACTGTAGATGAGCAAGTATATACAACACCTGGTATTAGCTTGCTAATATATAACCCTGTCTACCCGTACAGCGACATTAATATTTTCACACAAAATGTTAAGCTCCCATATTTTAAGTACCCGTATCTCAAGGACGCACTTAATTTTATTAATAAAGTTGTTGTAGTGACACCTTCAATACAATCATTAATTAAGGAATACTAATGACATACAATATTCAAGATACATATGTCTATTTTGAAGTTCTTGACTATAACGGGACAAGTACCCTATCTGCATACACACTCGACATTACACCTCTCAATTTTATACCTGATTTTACAACTTCTAATATACTGTCAGGTACAAGAATTATATCAAACAAAAATTTAAGATGGGACTTCGGTGACGGTACATTTTCAACCGATCTAAGACCAACACATACATATAAATGGCCAGGTCAATATACTGTCACGCTAACAATATTTGATAGTGACGGTAACGCATATGATAGTACATTTTCTTGTACTGTACAAATATATGACTATATTTCAACACAAATTAATTTTCAAGATTATAGAGGGTTAATATATGATGTACCCGCAGGTAGATTATCCGATCCACTATATGTAAACGTGTATGATAGTTGGCAAAATTATAATGCGTTGAGTGGGACGGGGTATACGATAAATCTGTACGCATCTGGTGCTGCTGGTGATTACAACTACACACCTCTCGATGTTACTGATAAGTGGGACCATTTACGTAGTTTAAGTCGATTCTATCGTGAGAATAAAACACCAACCGGTGAAACAGAATATCTTGAAATAGAAAGCTTAACAGCTGCACATACAGAAATGTACGTTAAGCTTCAAGACAATCAAATAGTGCGGTGCAATGCATCAGATGTCGGTAGTGTATTTGTTGGTATTACAGGTACAGGTAAATTTTGGTATACTGATGAACGACCGAATGCTCTACTTACAGAGAATAACCCTATTATTATATTCGCAACACTTGATAATTCTAAATTTAACGATGCTTATACACAACGAATGCAAACGTTTAAATACGTAGATTACCCGATAGCAGGTTTTCAGAATATAGAACCTGCTGTATTCCCTGCTTTAAAAGTTAGGTTTAATTCAGCAGACCGTCTTTCAATAACTACAACAGGAATAGACGGTGAAGGAACACTATCTACGACAAAATTTGAAATACCGAATGTTTCATGGCAAGAGACGGAAATACCGTACGTAATAAAATTTAAAGACAAACATGGGTTCACAACAAAAAACTACCCACCACTTTCTTCATCATCAGCAAATCCCCCCCTCTTGCCACCGGAGTTCTATAATATAGAAACAGGTATTTCATATTTGAGCGGTGATCAATATTATCCTCTTGAAGGAGTAAAATTTTACGAAGACTTCACCCGTCAATCACCACAGAGTCTCGGCGCATTCTATAAAGGATATTTTGTTTCATCACAGTCTTCAGAAAATTGTATTCTGACGGCTGGTGTAGTTGTTATAGAGCCACCTCATTATGAAAAGGATTCATTGCTCGGCTGGGTCCTAGTACCTCAATATAATTCCGCAATAAGAGTATTACGAGAGGTGAATTATAATGAATTTACACACACAAAGACAGTCACATTAATTAACGATCAATCTGTAATTCCTGTTGCAGATAATAGAAATGCATTCGCTGTAGCTGTATCACCAGTCGGCACCGATAAGAGCTCAGATGATTACGAGACATGGTTCGCTGACGCTGTTAATGATAGAATATTTAAATATGACGTATATGGTAACCCGGTTGAGAATGGTCTATATAATCTTTCGGCGGTACCGACACTGATCAATAATCAAATTGTTGATATTGATTATAGAACTACAGGATCGAATCTTATTTCTGCTGCAGCTGCGCCTAACGGTATTGTTATTGATAGAGATGAAAATATTTGGGTAACATTGCTCGAGAGCGGATCTGCTATAAAAATAGATTCAACACGTAATGTAGTTACTGCAGTAGCAACACCATCAGGCGCCACTAACTTTAGTTATGCACTGAGTTCCGATTATTTAAATAACGAAGGCTTTGCTGGTGAAAACTTAATACTACCGTCATCAATTGATACCGACCGTAATAACGATATATGGATTACATATACACATCCTATTTTCAATTACCTAATCAAATACCAAGGTACCAACAATTTTACAATATTTGCTGAAACAAAAAAGGAGATACAATTCCCGGCAGGTATTGCCCCAGTAGAGGTTTGTATAGATAGAAATAACTACGTATGGGTAACTGCTAGAAACCATAACGTACGTGGATCTGTATTCGGCGAGTTTAATGACTACCTATACAAGTTTGATTTAGATGGTAATATACAAAATGGGTTCCCTCTAAGCGGATTTCAGCAGATTGGTAATATTACAGTAGACGGAAGTCAAAATGCATGGGTTTCTCATGACAGGGAATTAATAACAAAAGTTGACGCGTTTACAAACGAACGCACCGATTATATCGCGGGTGTAGGTAATAACAAAACAAATTATATTTGTAGTATTGGTGGTATAACTTGCGATACATCTAATAATATTTGGGTTATTAATAATTTCGATCGAAAGTTATACATGATCAATGGTAATACGATACCTCAGCCTCAGTTATCCTATGTTACTGTCGCTGATCTCGTATTCCCATCAGCAGGTCTACCTGTACTTAGTAGCTATACCACCCCAATTGAGGTTCTACCAAATCAATACAGTGACGGTCTTCAGGAATTTCAAGCCACTGGAGACTGGAATGGTTACCGTTGGATAAACAAATACGCGGCACCTGTCACTACAGTGAGAACCATTACCGGGTCTTCCAATTTATTCAATATATACCCGTCAAGCGGTAAATACGGTATTGCAAAAATAAACGAGAGCTGGGACGCGTCTGGATACTATAATTCTCTACGGTACCAGGAGTCACTTCTCGATAAAGAAGTATTTTTTGATAAATTTCTCGGTGTAATTGTTGGTAACGCTGCATCGCAGCCATATGAATTAGGTAAAACAGTATACGAAAAAATCGCTAATTTTGTCGACAATAAAGCTGATGTTGATAAAGTTAATATCGACTCACTTCTTTCACTCTGTAAGGAATTAACTGTTGATTTTGAGGAGTATAATTACCTATACCCGCCGCAATTAAAACGTATAGTAGACATGTTATCCATAAAGCAGAGCAAGCTCTGGGGATCAAGAAATAAATACGCTCTTAATTTCGATAACCGTGGTACAACAATGCCAAACGACACGTACGGTATAAATTTAAGTGCAAAATTAGATATAACTTCTAGTTATATTGTACCAGGTATACCAATTGTAGCAAAAGAACTCTTCTCTGACGTATATACTATTGTAAATACAAACTACTTCACAGAATCAACAATACCTCTCCCTCTATCGTCATATACACCTAGTTGGGGTTGGGGACTCACAGCACCAGCATCGATATCCGGTACTGAAATAGGAAATTATTACAATTTTTATCAATACAATTCTAAATATAGCGATGAGTATTATGACAATGTAATAGATTGGAATAGTGTATTTACAACTCTCGCACCGACGAACAGCTCTTATGATACATGGAGTACGGATGATGGAATAATACAAAATATTCTTAGCTATGAATTAACAAAAGGCTTCCGGTTATTTACTTCTGGTGTTGATGTTACCTATAACAGCTAGTTTCTGTTAAATAATAGTGTATGGCCGATGCGTTACAATTTATAGATGAAAGAATAAACGATTCAATTACGGCACGTATACCTGTCGATAATCCCGTTGATACGCTACAACCGTTAACATTTACAGAATGGCTCAAACGCAATACAGAACTGCTCACCACAACTGGTGATTTTTTGACGAGATATCAATCATATCTTACAAATTGGTATGCTGCAAAGGATATCACAAAGCAAGAAGCTGTAACAGAGATACAAAAATATTACACAAATCTTATTAATGACATCGTCATTAACTATACAACAACTGACGAAAAAAGATATCTCAAAAATATCGACATTAGTAATAACCGAGACCTTGCAATCGCTGTACCTTTCTTTGCAAAAAAAATTAAAGATATTTGCATTTATTACAGTACATTAAGAGATGATGTTCAGACTTCTGCCTTGAGTTTTAACTTAAAGGGATCAAATACCGGTATTGCAGATTTAATTTATGTAAACCTCACAAAAGCTCTGCAGGCACAGGATATTGTTGATTTATTCAGTACGTTAAATTTATCCCTAGCTGACGTACGCAATAATATCGTTATAGATGTAGAGGATTTATATGATACGTATGCGGATTATTATGATTTAAGTCCGACGTTACCTGCCTCTGCTTACGATACAAATACCGGGTTAAGAAATGATTATTTTAATTTAAATCAAAATGATGTAGATCCATATCTGTTCGGTAATTTTGATCAGAGCATTCTGCGGTCAATTCTTTCCTATCCGTTTTATCTTATAGAGCTTGACGGTAATTTTACTATAGACCCGCTTGTAAACTCTTCTCAGTTAAATCTACTAAAAGACAGTGACTTCATCAGCACTGTAAATGACGGTGACGTAAATAACTTAAATCTAGTAAACAAATCTCAAGAAATCACCAAATATATCGGGTCAGATTTTTATTATATTGTAACAGATACAACAACAGCCTTTACATCCGGTCAACTATTTACCGCTGATACAGAGTTTGCAAACTATTTAAACAAGCGTTACCCCTCTATTGCTGCAGTACCGAGTGAAGAATTTCTCAAAACCGGGTACGAGCTTGGTTTATTCTTTAAACCTGATAAAATCGGACTAGCTAATTTTACTAATTTTAAATTCACATCATTCGTTAACGTCGATGCACTGTCACCAGATACTGTCTACTACTTTCCGGATCCCGCTAAGTACGGAAATATTTCTGGTAATACAAAGCTGGAGTTCAAATCACCTTTAACGTTTTTTGAAGAAAATTATTTTAATAAGACTGATTATTCAAACCAATATAAGTTTGGTGACGCCAGTACAGATCCGTACTTTCAAACATTTCGCGCATATCAATCACGTGAACAAACGTTAAATCATACAAACTTCGGTGTCTCACGATATATTGACTCGCAGGATTTCTTTACAGGTAGTCAAGATACACTATGGAGCAATCCCGATGTATACCCGTTAGAATTAATTAGCCAATACCCAATAGATCTACGACAAAGCAATCTACTAACTCTGAATAAGACTCTATTTCAGTATAAGGGTGACGTCTACGGTAATGAATATGCTCTTTATAAGAGCGTATCAGAGATGAGCCGTGTCTCCGATATTTCACGTCCTAGAGCATTAGTTAATTATATTTTCGATGGCTACACTTTCTTCGATTCTCTATGCGGTCAAGGATATAATTTTAATTATACTGTTGCAGGTACAGCATCAAATGGTAAGATATTTTCTGGCGTCGTATTAAACACGAGTGTATCAGAACCAGCAAGCTTTTCCGATGGTGGTAATCCTACTATTATCACATCATATGATTTCGCGAGTAATTTCTTATATGAAGATCTTTTTGAAGATTTTGTCACAACGACATATACATGTACAGTAAAGGATGGCTTATACTTTACAAAGAATAATAACGGTATGTTACCAGATGTTCCGAGTGACATTGTATCATATAACCCGAATACCGGTTTACTATATTATAACGAATTAACTGACGGTGCACCCGCGCCTAACGCACCTTATGGTGTTGGTACATTTACGTATCAACCTGACTTTAGTTTAGATGCTCTTTCATATAACGGGTTTGATTATGATGGAAATGTATTTTATATAGACTCGTTGGACAGCGAACCCTGTACATTAGGTTCTTATACACATTCATACACAGAGCCGTCCAATTTTAAAGATATAAGACAGACCGGCCATGAAACAGTGTTAGACACATCAATTAATACAGTTTCTACAAAGAAACCGCTCTACTACACAAGAGCTGTAGAATACGGTGATCTTTACTTTAGAAACGCTAACAGTACAACCATTGGACCGGCATCTGCTACATTAAGTGCAGCGCTATTAAATTATCCACAGAACATAAAAGAAGAAATATACAACAAGCTCATTAATTTTGAAGTTTACTACGATGTCTTGCAGCTTGAAACAGAGAACTATTTAATTTTCGATAGACTGCAGTTTGACTATAATACAAACAGTATTACCGGATCGGTAAATGAATTTAGATACTTTAACCGCGGTGAATTACCGGACTTAGAACGGTTCTCTAATGTGTGGTTCAACGAAAGTGACAACACTCTTATGTTCTGTAAGACAACTTTATTACGTGATAGTTTAAGCGCTTCAAATTATAAGGTTGTATACCCCACGATATACAGAATTAATTTAAATAACCAGCAAATAAGTGAAATATACCCTGCAAAAGCGGTATCAGATCTTGTATTCAACGATTTAAGTGTATTCTCATTGAACGGTAAAGGTATTGAACTCAATATTGTGGAAATTGAAAAGCCAGTATTTAACTTTAGCCCTGAAACAGGCTTTTATACCCTTACATACCTCGGTAAAGATACAGCAGATTGCTTCTACATTGTAACTACACGATTTAGATACGTTAATAACACAGTACAGAACATTACATGTACCTTACACACACCTGTTATAGATGTATATGACATTACTTTTGGTAACCCGCAAGGCAGCCCATATCTCGAAACGTATACAACGCTTGGATCTGCAGCAGGTTACTTTAACGCCGCAGATAACACCTTTACATTCGGTTACGACGTGACAGCTTAATTAAGAGTAAGCAGATATTTTAGCGTATTTAACGTAGCAAGCATTTCGTCACGAATATTAAGCAAATCTGTATCAATATCCTTTAGCTCACTAGTTAATGCGGTCAAATATGAGATGTATGAATCAATCACCGTAAGATAACCATCATCAAAATTCGATAATTCAATACTATATTTTATACTCGCCTTTGTTTTACCGTATTTACCAATAAAGACCTCTACAAAGTCATCAATTAAAGTATCTAAGCTTTCATATGCCTTCCCGAACGCTTTATGCTGAGCATAGCTCGATGTCTGCCAATGAAAAATTCTTAATTGATTCTGTATTTCAAGAAGAGGTGTAATTAGTCTCACAATATTATTTATTCCTTCACGTTAAAAGCAGAGCATAGCAATGATACAGTATCAGTCTGTATAGTAGCTTGAGCTATAGGTAGATAGGACTCATAATCACCATAGGGATCTGCGGTAACTGCAGTTGTAAGTACATCTGTCGGAACGTTCACTGGTTGTTTAAACAAGGGGTTTTTATTAATTTTATCTAATATGAGTATCAGTAGTTGAAAAAGAACAATATCAGAGTTTGCCTCATTTACAAACTCTATAATATCATTTTTTATAAACTTACCCTTTAATACTTCAAACGGATTTGCATAATGACCAAATACAAAGTGTGGTAAATATTTGGTAGTTATTGTAGCACAATCCTTAATTACATGAAACGCAGACGGGGTCTGTATAGTTATACCTGTTTCTGGTCGATCTGCTGCTTTTTTAGCCGGACCGTAAAGCTTAGCCTCTTTTATTTGACTGTTTTGTAATATAAGATCTATAAATTTCATTTTCCGCAACACTTTAACATAGCTTCAATTTCATGCTTCATATAATTAATAGGATAATATGTAAATTTACAGGTATTTCTATCATAATACATTACACCGAGCTGATTAACTCGTCTACCTGTAATATTTTGAAACATATACGCATAGAGAGAGAGTTGTAAACCGTATATAGAGTACTCACAGGCGGGTAAGTGTTCGAGAGGTGTCAAGAGGTAATCATTGTATTGGCTATAAAGATTAAATTTCTTATTTGTCTTAATGTCAAATACACTAAAACCACCTTTATCCTCTACACGTATGATATCTGCTGTACCAGCAACCTTATACTCGTGATTATATACCTGATGCTCTATTAAAAGATCATCCCCTTTATTAATAATATTTAAATCTATATAGGCTTGTACCACATCAACAAATGATACATCGTATGTACCTAATTTATTGTATTGTTCAATAGCAGCATGTATTGCTGTACCATACTCTTTACTCTCATCGTTACTCTTCTTCCACTTTAACTTAATTTCTTCAACAGTTGTTTTTTCTTTCTTCGCTACCCTTTCAGCAATAAGATCAGCCTCGAACGGTTTCTTGAACTTATGCAGCAAAGTTGTCGCAGATGTATATTTGTCACCGGTATATGCGTTCTTATACGTGTGTTGTATGGGATCAAAGACAAGCATAGTAAATTATTCTAAAGAAACAATAAGAGATTTAATTTTTGAACTTAAATCTCTGACTATTTGTATACTCTCGTCTTTAAAAAGCTTAACATCCAAACAAGCATCAATAATACCATCGAGTGTTTTTATATCCGATATTGTAAGTTCTGTCTCTACCTCAATAAGTTCATTCTCGCTACTTGTATTTCCCATATATGTATATATTATACTAATATAACCAGATTTCAACAAAATGTTATTGTTTAAATTTAAACCAACAGAAAAAACATTCTTATGGCTTGAAGAGCATAAGATTAATTGCTTGGCTATGGAAGCGGCTTTGACTCTCCTCTATAGTGAGATTGAACCAACAATTCTAACACGAACAAAGACACTAACCATTCAAGTACTCTACGGTGCTGATGCCAGTGAGTATACATTCACTACCGACAAAATTTGTCTATGTGACAAGCCCGATGATAATGCAAAATCAAATAAGCAAATGAAGCTCGCTATTTTTGATCATTTTCTACATGAATTTCGTCATTGGATGCAAAGCAAAATATACAAGGTTAGTTGGACGAAATTAACGTACGATGAGGAAGATGTACAGCGAAACTCGCACGCATATTTTAGGAATGAATACGAAGTTGATGCACGAAGGTTTGCACGCGCGTATCTAAAGAAGTATTATAGATATTATAAACATTTCGAAAAAAGTTAAACTAATTACCTTGACCGTGGTTATTCATAAAAGCCTGCCATATTAGCTCGAGATATTTAACCTTCAATTTACTCATAGTACAATTTGTACATCCCTGAACAGATATTTCACTGAGTTCATGCTTATACTGCTCACGTAATGCCTCGCAATTCGGTATATTGTCAGGACAACTGTCTTCAATATTAAAAAATCTATTATAGTCTACATGCATGTTTCCACTAATTTAGCTTCCGCCTCTCTTCGCTCAAGAAGACCATCTAAGCCTTTACCTTCCCAGATTCTTTTCATCTTACGAAATTCCTTAGCAATCCCCTTATAGTTCTTCTTCGGAACCAAGTCTCTTATGTTCCTCATCTCTACACGACTGTCTCCAGTCAGTGAAGAACCTCTATTGAACACTAAAGACACAATAGCGCCATAAGCATCATCGCAGAGTTGATCTAAACCAGGAAACGCTCTTTCAGCAAGTCTAGAAAACTTTGTCCAGATAAGATTATTGAAAATATCTAATGCTTGATCCCAAGCTACTACTATGCCACTATTCTTATGTTGACTTGTGTAATCTTTACCAGACTGTCCTTTCTTACCAGATGCACCTTTAACAATATCTAATTGCTTCTTTGGCAGGAAATTAAATATCTTTTCTAATTCAGTAGGTGTGTAGTACGCGCAATCGATTCCTATTCCAAGAGTCATTCCACTAGCCCCTCCTGGCCATGTAGGTTTAGCTAAAAATTTATCATAGTATGATTTACCTCCGCCTACTTCATATTTTAAAATTAAATCTAATGCTTTAGGTGATGGTTTTTTCATATTATTACCCCCGAAATATCATAATCGTCTTCTTTTGTATTGTGAGTTAAAATTACTTCCTTCTGTTCTACTATAACTTCTCCCTTTACTTCAGCGTTTGAAGCACTGTTATATTTTAACTCTACAGCAGCTTGAACACCGAGATATGAGGCAATGATAATGGCAAATATCTCTATGGTCTTAGAAAAAAGAGTCACAAAAGCTGTTACATGCTCTGGCATCTGTATAGCTAAAAGAATAGCAACACTAGAGTAATATAGAGCAGCTAACATTAAGACTGATGTGAAGATAATAAAGAATTTCTTCGAAGAAAGATGATTAGTATTCTCCATCTTTGTTTTTAACACAGTAGGTGTATTGGGTGGAGCAACACCATTCTGCAAGAATGCAGTCGTGGATTTAGCTATATTGACAATATTCTGCCACATATAGATATTTATCTTTTAAAAAAGTTTAAACCCACTATTCATTCTAAGGTAGACATAACCACCAATCACGCCAAGAAGAGCTACGATAATAATATTTCGCCAAAGAATAGCTAAATCCTTCTCTACTAACTTCTTTTGCATAATGTTAAGATCTTTTACCATCCTGTCTCTCATTTCTTGTTGCTTTGTACGTTCAGCATCAAATTCAGATCTAGCTTTTGTTAAGAGCTCATTGTCTTTCTTTAATTGAATAGCAATATCCTTATCCTTTAAAAGATTATCGTAATCCGTAGAGTTAACTACTACAACTTTATCACTCTTATATTGTTCTGGAACAATTACAATCCTCTGTTTTGAGTCATTAACCTGTATTGGTTTTTGATAAACAGCACTAATTTGAATTCTTTTCTTAGGAGGGTTAATTAATTTTGTAGTTTCACTGATATAACTCTCAGCCAAATCAATTCTAGCTAAATCAATGGAATCTTTAGTAGCATAAACAGACTGACTTACTGCTTCTGTTTGTTTTTCGGTGTATACGGTACACCCTGTTAAAAGCATACACACTAAAGCTAATCTTTTCATATTAATATATTTATTTAATTTACTCAAAACATCAAACGGTACTATTGAACAGTCCCCAAAACTCTCCCACCCACAGGTTTATTACGAACGTTACTGTATCCTATTATATAAGGACCCGGGACACCAGTGCTTCCTATACTGCTTGTGCCTCCCTCTAAAAGACCGTTATTAGTAATTGTTGTTGGTCGTGTGAGCTGAACGGCAGGACCGCCCGGTACGTTAATAATATAATCAAGAACAGCTACACCGCCTCCGCCGTTGCTCCCTGACCAGCCAAGCGAACCTGATCGATCATAAAATGACGCTCCACCACCACCGGTACCGTAACCACCATATACAGAGCCTCCGCCTCCACCGCCTGACCCACTTGCGTGGTCATTACCACCGCCTTGACCATTACCACCTCGCGCACCATTAGGAGAACCACCGCTACCACCGCTACCACCGGATCCTTGACCGCCACCGCCACCTCCGCTTCCTCCTCCGGCCGAAACAGAAGCACCGCCATATGAAACTGTAGTACCACCGCCGCCATTACCACCCGCAGACGTGCCACGACCACCGGACTGACCACCGCGACCACCACCACCAACACTTATACTCATTACACCACCCGGTGAAACAGAAATTGTACCGGCCCTAGTACCACCTGAACCTCCGCCCCCGCCTGCACCTCCATTATTCACCTCCTGCCCAGTACCACCACCACCACCACCTGCAACTATCAAATATTCGATACTCGTTATTGCTGAGTTTGGAGTCCAAGTACAAGATCCAAGTGTTGTAAAAGTAACAATTGTGTAACCAGGAGAAGTTGTTGTGTTAGTAGTTGGAGAACATGCTGTAGCTACTTGAAATAGTGAAACAATTCCTTCACCGCAATAAATATCAGCATTGATATCACATTGGGTGTCAGC